GCAGCATCGTTCCATGCGGACTTCGCGTGCAAGACGCTGATCGCGCGCGACATCGCCAAGCTGCGCGTCAAGCTGGTCGAGATGGATGCGAACGGCATCTGGTCCGAGACGACCAACCCGGCATTCAGTCCTGTACTTAGGCGCCCGAACAGTTACCAAACGCGCAATCAATTCTGGGAAAACTGGGTGCTATCGAAGCTCAGCCGCGGCAACACCTATGTGCTGAAGGTGCGCGACAATCGCAATGTCGTCATCGCGCTGCATGTGCTCGATCCGACGCGGGTGCAGCCGTTGGTGTCTGATGATGGGAGCGTGTTCTATCGCCTGAGCAGCGACAACATGGTCGGTATCGACGATGACATCGTGGTGCCTGCGCGTGAGATCATCCACGACCGGATGAACTGCCTGTTTCATCCGCTATGCGGGACGCCGCCCGTGTTTGCCAGCGGGCTTGCTTCGCTGCTCGGCCTTAATGCGCAGAAGGCATCGGCGCTGCTGTTCGAAAACTCGTCGATGCCGGGCGGCATTCTCACCGCGCCCGCCGAGGTGAACGACCAGGTTGCGCAGATGATCAAGACGAAGTGGGAGGCTAACTTTTCGAAGATCAATCTCGGTCGTGTCGCCATCCTCGACAACGGGATGAAGTACGAGAAGATCGCGATGACGCACGTCGAAGGGCAGATGGTCGAGAACCTGAAATGGTCGGCCGAGGTGGTGTGCAGCGTCTACCATGTGCCGCCATACAAGGTCGGTGTCGGTGCGCTGCCGAGCTACAACAACGTCCAGGCGCTTCAGGTCGAGTACTTCGGGCAGGCGCTACAGAGCCTGATAGAGGAAGCCGAAGAGCTGCTCGACCATGAGTTGGGGCTCGGCGGCTACGGCACGGGCCTTGGGACTGAGTTCGATACCGAGAACCTGCTGCGCATGGACAGCGTGACGGCAATCACCGCCATCCGCGACGCGATCGGCGCGGGCGTCATGTCGCCGAACGAGGGCCGCAGCAAGCTCGATCTCAAGCCGGTCACGGGCGGCGAGTCACCCTATTTGCAGCAGCAGAATTATAGCTTGGCAGCTTTGTCCAAGCGTGATGCGCAGGCCGATCCGTTCGCGCCGAACACGCCGGCATTGCCGCCGCCAGAGGAACCGGATGATGAACCCGAGCCGGCCGATGAGGAAAAGCTCGCAGACATCACGCAGCGGTTTGAACTGGCGCTGAAAGCGCATCGCGAGGCGGCATGATGAACGACAGTGAGATCGACGCTCTGGCTAAAGGCATGGTGCCGTTCGTGCGCGACTGCGTGGCTGAGGCGTTCGGCAAGACCGCGGTGCCGCCAGAGCTTGCCGAACAGGTCAAGTCGGCCATCCATCTGCTGCACGAGTCGCCGCCGATCGTGCAGCGGAATGCACCGCCATCAGTATCTCCGTTGCCGCCGCCTCGGCCGAGTCGGATCGAGCGCAACGAGAACGGCGGGTACACGCTGATCTACGACGAGCCGCAGCCGTGACGATCGAACTCTCCGAGACTGCGGCCAATGCCATGCTCAACGTGCTGGCGAGCCTGATGGACGGCGGCAGCATCGAGCTGCTGTCGGTTGCCGGCAATGTGCTGGCAGTGCTGAAACTCGCCAATCCGGCGGCGCAGATGGCGGCTGGTGGAGCAGTTGAACTAAATCCGATCAGCGAAGAGGATGGCGCGCTCGCCCGCGGCCAGGCCACAACGGCGCGCATTCTCTCGGCTGATGGCGATGAAATCATCCAATGCGACATCGGCGACGAGAACAGCGATGCGGTGATCAAACTCAACACGACGCAGATCTATCGTGGCGGGCCGGTGCGCATCCGGTCGTTTACATTGGCGATGCCATAATGGCTGTTAATTACAGTGCCACTCTGAAGTCCACTCGGATGACTGCGGTCATCACTGCTGTCGACGGCGGTAGTGGTCCCGGCACGCTGGAGATCTGTACCGCCTCCTATGCTTCGGTGCTGGCCATTATCACGCTCGCCGATCCGTCGTTCACCGAGTCGGGCGGCGTGATCACGATGGCTGGCGTGCCCCGCAGCGATACGGCGGCAGACAATACCGGCACCGCCGCGGTCGCCCGCATCAAGGACTCAAACGGAACGGTGGTCGTCAACGGGTTGACCGTTGGAGTCGGGACCGGCGACATCCAACTGAACTCGGTTGCCATCTCGGCCGCTCAGACAGTGACGATCACGGCCGGCACGATTACGCATTCTGCCTGATGCAAATTAACCAGGGCGGTCGCTCCGGATATGCGGGCGGCGGCATCAAGAGCCCTGGACATGCAAAATTCGTCGTCAGTGGTCCCCTGGCAGCGACCGAGGGTGCGGATACTGCTCTAGTAGCCGGCACGGTCGTTTCGTCTGGCTCGCTGGCAGCAACTGACGCCGCCGACATCGCTGCGCTGGTTGGCGCGGTTGGCGCGGCCGAAGCGGTAGGAATCCTTGCGGCAACCGAGGCGGCGGATAACGCCGCACTTGCCGGTGATGTTGTCAGTGTCGGCACACTAGGCGCAATCGAGTCGGCAGACGCCGTTTCGCTGGCCGGCTCGGTTTCTTCTGCCGGAATGCTGTCCACCATCGAGGCGGCAGATAGTTTCGTCGGCACAGGGGTCGTTGTCGATGCCGGTTCGGCATTCGGCGCACTGGCGGCCAGCGAGGCCGCCGATACTGCCGAGGCCGTGGGCGAGGTCACCGGCGAGGTTGTCGTCCCGCCGGTTTCTGTTGGTGGCGGCCACTATCGGCCGCCGCGGCCGTTCCCTGTCGAGGGAGTGGGCTACGGCATCCTTCCGGAGCTCGTGGGTGAAGCCCACGGCATTGTTGGGACCGAGGCGCGCGGCGCCGTAACCCTTGCCAGCATCGCCGCCAGGGCCACTGGAGCGGTAGCGGTCGCCGGCCGCAGTGCAGCACGGCTGGTGGTCAAGGCCACCGCGACCGGCGATCGCGGCCAGGTCGGCACGGGTGCCGGTGTGCTCAAGGGATTGTCGGTCGGGGCCACAGGCCAGGCCGGCTTGCGTGGTTCAGGCTCGGCAACCATCCAGATCAAGGGTGCAACCACCGGGCGGCACGATGACGATGAGGCCGCGATCCTGGCCTTGCTCGCGGCATGAGGGTGGCTGATGTCAGAACCTCCGACGATACCCTCTCCGTCCTACACGCTGACCGAGGCGCTGAGCGTATGTCTCGCGATGTGCCACCGTGCCCTGGTCGAGGTGCGTGCCTTGGCACGCATCCCAGGGCCAGCCGGCGAGATCGGCCCAGAGGGCAAGCGCGGCCTGACCGGAGAAAAGGGCGACCGTGGTGAGAAGGGCGAAAAGGGTGAACCGGGCAAGGTCGGCCCCGCCGGAACCGATGGCAAGGACGGCGAGCGCGGCCAGAAGGGCGAGGCCGGCCGCAATGCCGCCGACCTGGCGCTGCTGCAGGAATACATCGAGCAGCGGATCGAACGTGCGATCGAAACCGTATCGTTCTCGTCGCCGGACGGTGGACGCACTCTGTTTGTTGGTTTCGGCGAGAAACTCCACGAGATCAAAACGGCTATGCCGCTGGATCGTGGCGTGTGGAAAGAAGGCACCTACGTTGCAGGCGACAGCGTGAGCCATGGCAATTCGCTGTTCATCGCGAAAACCCAGACAACCAGCAAGCCACCATCGGACGATTGGCGCCTCGCGGTCAGGGCTGGCCGAGATGGCAAAGACTATCGGCCGGATGACAAGCGCGCGCCCGAGCCGGTGCGGTTCAAATGAAACCGTTCTGGTCGGTGCCGCGGGAGTTCCCCGGCGAGACGGTGTTCATCGTTGCCGGTGGGCCATCGGTGCTCGGCCAGGACCTCGACGCACTGCGCGGCCGACGGGTGATCGCGATCAACTCCAGCGTCCATGCCGTGCCGTGGGCCGATTACTTGATCTTCGGCGACTGGCGTTGGTGGTACGAGCCTCCCAATCGGGCGGCGGCCACAAGCTTCGCCGGTCGTGTGGTGACGACCTCGCGCATGATCCCGGACAAGAGGGTGTTGGTCTGCCGCAAGGCCAAGCCGCCAGGCTTGGCGCGCGAGCCCAACAGCCTGATGCAACGGTGGACGACGCTCACTGCGGCGACCAACCTGGCGGCGCATCTCGTGGGCGAGGGCGGGACAATCGTGTGGCTCGGTGCGGACGGGCAGAAGGCTGCGGACGGCCGCACGCACCATCACAAGCCGCATCCCTGGCCGCATGCGCGGGGCTGCTACGATCGGCATCGGGAGGATCTCGTGACGATCATCCCGTCGCTGCGTTCACTGAAAATTACGGCGTATAACGCCTCGCCGGGGACGGCGTGGGCGGATCTCCTGCCGGTGATCGATCTGCAGGAGGCGCTGGGCGATCGGCGCGCCGCTTGAAGCAGGTGCTGATCCGGGGAATGTACGGTCTCGGCGACAACGTGTACTCGCGGCCGTTCGTCCGTGCGGCAGCGGCACGCTACGAGGTCTGGCTCGATACGCCCTGGCCGGAACTGTACGAGGATATCGATATCCGGTTTGTGCGCGGCAGCCGGAAGCTGCGCACGCAGCAGAAGAACATCGCACTGCAGCCGAAGGACCGCTGGTCGCGCCCGCCGCCAATGCGCGAGGTGAAGGGTGTCAGTTACGGCAGCGACCTGACGACATACCCGCTGATCACTGCACTAGAGCGGCGCTGGGCGGCGCTGAAGGTCGCGTTCGATCCGGCGCTGTTTGACTTGCCGGAAATGGGATCGTCACCGATCAGATCCGACCGGCCAATCGCGGTCATCCGGCCGGTGACGGTTCGCTCGGAATGGCACAATACGGCGCGCGCGCCGAAACCGGAATACATCTACGCGCTGGCGGCCGAGCTGATGGCAACCCATACCGTGGTCGCCGTCGCGGACATCGCGCCCGGCCAGGAA